TAAGCCACCTCATAAAGGCCATTACGAAATGGTAAAAACTTATAGTGAGATGTATCCATCTGGTCAAGTACATGTTTTAATTTCAGCTCCTTCAGCTAAAAGTGAACGAAGAACTAAAGATGGTAAATTAATAACGCCTGCTGCTGCTAAACAAATATTCGAATTATTTGTACAACCATTAAATAATGTTACAGTTAGTATTTCAGAATATCCATCTCCAGTAACTGCTGCTTACGAAACCTTGAAAACTCTTGAAGGTGGTACAACAGCAGTATTAGGTGCTAGTAAAAAAGATAAAGATTGGAAAAGATGGTCGTATGCAGATGCTTGGTCTCAAAAAGAAGGTTTAGATATTAATATTATTGACCCGGAAGAGTCTGCTGTAGATGTTACTGTTAAGGCAGATGGAACTCCTTATAGCGCTAGTAATATTAGAGACAATTTTGATAATTTTGAAAAAATAAAGGCTGACATACCGGAGCATGTCAGCCCTGAGGCTGTTAAACAAGTATTGGATTCTTTATCTTAAGCCAGTTGATTCAAATACGTCTCTTGCGACCCCTGCTGTAAACCCACCTTCAATACCTTTCACAATAACTGATACAGCGTTGTGACTATGAAGACTTTCATTATGAGATGCTACAATCTTAAAGTCTGTAATACGAGATTCGTTAGTAAATTTATCATATAACAATCTTACTGCATCCTCTACGAACTTTAAATAAGCACCATTCTTTTCTGCAAACGCTTGCTCATCTTCTCGTTTTACCATTACCTGAGTTTCAGTTTGAAGAGCTTCTAAACATAGTTCTTGTAAATCTTCTACCCATAACATTTCATCGAATTTTACACTAACACGAGCTACACTTCGCTGACTATGTGGTACTGTAGCCCTATTACGGTATTTTTCAGCATGTTCACTTAACTCGAAACTACAAGGACAAGCTGATGAATAAACAAAATCAAAATGAATATATTTTTTAAATTCTCCGTCTTTAGTTAGATCTCCTTCAAATACTACATCATAATATTGATAGCCTTCTAAACCGCTACGTAAACTTTTTTGTTTTATAGGATAAGATATCTTCAACATAATTCGAGAATCAAAACATTTGAGATTATTTTTATAGGTCTCTAATACATCTTTAATTTTACTAATACTAAACACCTCATCTTTATGATCATAAAAACTTCTCATAATACGAGACATATTGATACCCTTTTTATGAGATTCTAAACTAACGCTACCAGTTACACTTGTTTCTAGTTCTATAGTATCTCCGTCTCTCTTTTTATAATTAAGAGGTAGTTTAAAATTATGTATACCAACTTGTTGAATAGGTACTGCAGCTCCTTGAATTAAGCTTGAAGGCCCGTTTTGTAGATCTGGTAGAGAAGATATATATTTTTTATCCGCTTTTACCTTGTTATCATACACCCTTATGGGAGGAAAATATCCTTTACTATATTCCTCTCCCATAACTTCTTTTGCGATTGAATCCTTTTCGCCGGTTAGTTCGTCATCCTCTCCTAACCATTCATACTTGTTATCCATGCGTCTATTATATGTTTAGTAGTACTAAGATAATTGAACTTGGAAGTTGTGCATTTAGACAACCACAGGCTAAATCTCATTGTAAATTTGTTCATGGTTACCGTTTAGTTGGTAAATTTTGGTTCGGTGCTAATGAATTAGATGAAAATAACTGGGTTGTAGATTTCGGAGATCTTAAAAATCTTAAGAAAAAGTTAGAAGAACATTTTGATCATACTACTGTTATCGCTGCTACTGATCCAGCAATAAGAGTTTTTAAGTCCTTACATAAAGATGGTATAGTAGATTTACGAGTAATGGATGGTGGTGTTGGTATTGAAAAGTTTGCTGAATATTGCTGGAAAGTAGCAAATGAGCATGTAGTACAATCATCAGATGGTAGATGTTGGTGCAAAAAGGTAGAAGTTTTTGAACATGAAAAAAACTCTGCTATTTATGAAGTAGCAGATACAACCGTACAATGGATTGATAATGAGTAAAGGTAGTAAACGTCGTAAAGAAGATACTAGTAAAATAGTAGATAATTGGGATAATATAGACTGGAGTAAACCGAAGAAAAAAGAGGTTAAACCTGAAAAATGATAGAGCATTATAAAAAAGATTATAGCGAAGAAAAAATATTTTTATCTGATGATAAAGTATTTTATACTGTAGAAGGAGAAGGTGAATATGTTGGATGGCCGTCTGTTTTTATGAGATTATCTATGTGTAACCTTACATGTCAAGGTTTTGCTTCAGCTGATTCTCCTCATGGTTGTGATAGTTATATTTCATGGAGTGTAAAAAATAAACTTACATTTAGAGAACTTAAAAACTTAATAGAAGAAGAAGGTTATAAAAAACATTTAGATAACGGCGCTATATGGAAAATAACAGGCGGTGAACCGCTTGTACAACAACCAAAATTACTTAAGTTTTTATCTTATGTAGATGTAGAATGGGGTAGAATACCAAGGATAGACTTTGAAACTAATGCAACAATTATGCCTGATGAAGAGTGGTTAAGAGTTGGTGCTACGTTTACTACATCTCCTAAACTTAGTAATAATGGTGACCCTGAAGAAAAGAGATACAAACCTGAGGTATTAAAATGGCATGTGAAAAACGGTTCTGGTTTTAAATTTGTTATTAGTAAGAAAGAAGACTTAGATGAAGTATTAGAAAAGTATGTTAATGAGTTTAATATTCCGAAAGATAGAGTATGGTTAATGCCTTGTGCAGGGAGTAGAGCAGAGCATATTGAAATTGCAGAAGAAATAGCAGAGTTTGCTAAACAGCAATATTTTAAATTTAGTCCTAGGTTACACTTGTTAGTGTGGGATATGGCTTTAAAGGTATAACTAAGTAAATAATAATATGAGGATTGCTATCAGCGGGACAGCTTGTCAAGGAAAATCTACTCTTGTAAAAGACTTTTTAGAGCAATGGCCGAGCTACAAAACTCCTGAGAAGACTTATAGGAATATAATCGAGGAAAATAATCTTACACACTCTTCTAAAACTAATAAATCAACCCAACGTAAAATTTTAGATTTTATGATTGAGGAGCAGCAAAAATATAGAACTGATGATAATGTAATATTTGATAGATGTCCATTAGACAATTTAGTTTATAGTATGTGGTCTTGTGAACAACCAGATAGCGATATTGACGAAGATTTTGTAAATTCATGTATACCTCTAGTTAGAGAAAGTTATAGAAACTTAGATATTATCTTTTTTGTCCCTATTACTAAAGTAGCTCCTATAGGGATTGTTGAAGATGGTGTGAGAGATACTGATCAAAGAGTTATAGAAGAAGTAGATAATATATTTAAAGCAGTACATAGAGACCATGAAAAAAATCCGAAAACTAATTTATTTGTTGTAGATGATAAACCACCTATTATCGAAGTGTTTGGTACTCGTAGGGAGCGAATAGAAATAATAAAATTATATATCGATGCAGAAGGAGATGCTATGACTCCTGGAGAAATTATTGATGAGACAATGCTCGAACAAATTAAAAAATTAGAGGATGTATGGAAAGATGTAGACCCAGAAGAACATAGCGTTATTAAAAAAGAACTCGAAAAACAACAATCTGACAGACTAAATACTTAAATGAAAGAGTATGATAAGGTTTGTGAGAAATATATGATACGCAAAGTACGTTCTTTTTATCCTCGTAAATTAGACTTGTCACCAGAGTTTATTGAAGCTTTTAAGGTTGAATACTCTCGTTTAGTAGAAAGCGGACAAAATAAACGTACTCTTTTCGAACGAATGCGTAAAGCTTTAACGTTTCATCTTTAATTTTTCTAGTACTTTAACGATATATTTTAATATTTCAGATCGTACAATTTCTAGTTCAGTAAACTTAAATGTATGTAATCCTCTATCTTGAGATTCTGTACTATTAAATGCGTTAAATATAGCTTTAAATCCTGATTTATTTCCGATGTCACTTTGTTGAGTATCTCCAACAACAATATATTTTGAATTTTCTCCGAATCTTGTTAAAATAGTAGTTAATTCTTCTCTCGTAAGATTTTGAGATTCGTCAATAACAACACATGCATTTTTAAATGTTAAACCTCGAGTATAATTAACAGGTACACATTTCACATATCCTTCAGTCATTAAATTGTTTATTGCTGGTTTATCTAATAGTTCATTGAGCTTTTCTAAAAGAGGTAGACTCCATGGAAGAAACTTCTCCTCTACCTCTCCCGGTAAAGAACCCATACTCTTAGAAGCGGATTCTACAACACTACGGATATATATAATTTCTTCTATTTTTTGGGTACGTAGTAATTGTAGTGCTACAAATACTGCTAAATAAGTTTTAGCGGAACCTGCTGGTCCATCAATCATACACATTTTGCATGCGTCTTTAAAACATAAATCTAAAAATTTATCATGTACTTCTGATAAAACATATTTCTGAGTTACAACAAAATCTAAAAATGTATTTTTTTCAATACTATCTGTTATTTCAACATCATTAATCTTGTTCTTTTTAGATATTTTTCTTCCACCAGTTGATTGTGTTTTTGACATAGAAGTACTGCGTCCTTTTCTTGCCATACATAATTATTTATTGGATTTCTAGTAATATACTACTAAAATATATATAATGAAAGTATTATTATCTTGTCTGTCTTACAGGGAATTTACTGGTTCAGAAATATATTTTTATGAATTGAGTTCTGCTCTACAAGAAGCTGGGCATGAAGTGTCTATATTTTCTCCATTTGTAGATAAACCTCTTTCAGAGAAAAGTAAAAATATAATTTTCCCTACCGCGAGTGATATTCACGACACTACATATGATTTATTAATTTTTTCTCATGGTAAGGTTATTTGGGAGTATATTAAAAATGTAAAAGCTAAGAAAAGTATTAATGTTATTCATTCTGAGGTTTTAGATTTAGAAGAACCTATTATTAATGATAGTGTAGATTTGTATGTTGGTATAAGACCAACTATAGTTGAATATTTAAAAACTATTATTTCTAATAAACCAATTAAACTAATTTATAACCCGTTTGATTTTGATAGATTTAATCCTAAAAAATGTAAAAAGAAAAAGAGTAATAAAGATAAGGTAGTTTTATTTCCTGGTAGCTTAGATTATTTGAGATATAATCCATTAAAATATTTGTTAGATTTGTCTGAGAAACAAAATTTTAAAGTACTTCATGTTGGTAGAAATGATTATAGTACAACTCACATTAATTTTGCATCTCAAGAACCTGTATGGAATGTTGAATTATTTTATAAACAATGCGATATTGTATCTGGTATATTTTTAGGTCGTACTTCTATAGAAGGCTTATTATGCGGTAAACGGGTATTACAGTTTGACGTAGACAGAACTGGTAAAATTAAAAAGACATATTGGCATACAGAAGATAATCTCGACAAATTTAATAAACATGAGGTTGTAAAAGAATTTTTGAATGAAGTTTAATAAATTTATACACCAATATTTCGATCAAGTTTATGTAATTAACTTAGATCATAGAACAGATAGATTAAAACAGGTCGATGAACTATTATTAAATTACGATATTAAGTACAAACGTCAGTCTGGAGTTTATTTAAAAGAAAAATATAATGATATACTTAATTCTACAACTAATACTTCAAGTTTAGGTCATTTAGGTTGTATTTTAAGTCATGTAAACTGCTGTATTGATGCTATTGAAA